TATAGAAACTAGGTCACCAAACTGATTGTATATCTCACGTTCAGCTTGAACTAACCTAGCTTCAGGAAGCTCATAGTTCTTTCTAGACCAAGTAGTCATTAGTTCAACTCTCGTGTAATCACCAGAGGTAGGCTACCTGTGTTAGGAAAAGTCTCAATGCTACCATCTGAATATGTAACTTCAAACTCTACGTAATAAGTGCCTACCGTGGATGTATCACCAACCTGCCAGTCATACTGGACAACCCCACCTTCAGCATCAGTGATAGCCATCTGTTCATCAAGAACTACATCACCACCAATAGCTTTCATATGTAGCATTACAGTAGCAGCAACGATATTTACTGGGACAAGGTTAGCGTCTGACAGTGTAGCCTCAAGGGAAGGTGACGTGTCATTCTGTTTAATTCTAAATGCCATTACGCTGCCCTATTTTGGTTATTACTAAATGTTGCTGTATTTGTTGTCCGACTAAAGTCTGCTGTGTTATAAGCCTCAGACAGTGTAGCTGTGTTATCTGAGTTAGCTGTCACTGACACAACACGTCTCTTAGAAGAGTTGATTGAGAGTTGACCAACAACAGGGACACCAGTGGTAATACCTACCCCGACAAAGATGTTCGTCTCAACCATTGTTGTAGTTGCGACTACAGGTTGGCCTGTCGTGATGTTGTCACCAACTAAAGTCTTATGCCCCGTAATATGCATGGTGCTGCTGAGAACGATTGGGGAACCTGTCGTGATACCCACAAGGCTCAGGTCATGAACCTGACTGATAGAGCTTGCTTCAACACTGGGTTGACCAGTTACGATGTCATCAGCAAGAAGTGGTGTAGTCTCAATTACGGAAGGTTGACCAAGTAAAGGCTGGCCTGTGGTGATTGCAACAAGGCTAAGGTCATGCTCTTGACTTACATCAGAAGAACCAACGACAGGCGCACCAGCGGTAATGTCATCAGCATTGACTGCTGTCGTCAGTGTGACCGAAGGCGACCCAACAACAGGAGAACCTGTGGTGATAGCCGTTAGTGCTAAGTCATGGTCTTCAACCAGCGTTGACGGCCCAATAACAGGCTGACCCGTGGTAATAGGACTAGCCGTGAGCAGGTGAACGACCTCACCGACAACCCCATCATCTCCGAGAGGTGCAGAGGCTAATGGGGAAAATCCGAGCATGTGTTACCTCAAGGTTTAGTGGGCCATGTGACGCTGTAAGGGAAACCCTCTTGGCTTGTTATATCACGAAGTGCCTGACGATACAGTTCCCAACTTGTTGGAATACTCTGACCACGTTCGGATGACTTGATGACGACCCAGTCAGTCTCTTGCAGGAGGCTGTCACGGCGAGAGCGGATGTTGCGCCACGCTTGCTCAAGAGGCTGTTGTTCGACGACATAGGGCAAAGACCAGTTGCCGACAGCATCCTGCTCAAAATTGCCATCAATAACCCTTGACGACAGGCTGTCGTATTCAGGGGCCGCTGGTCGTGTGTATGGGTACACGTCATAGCTTGCCAGCAGTTCATCAGGGATTTGCTTCGAAAAGCTGGTGTTTGGATTGTCACGGCGCAGTTGTCCGAGTGTGTATTTGGCTGGGTTGCCGTTTGTGAGTTTCAAATGCATTTAGGTGGCCTCCTTTATGCGAAACGTGCCGCTACGGAACAATGGAATTGATCGGGGTTAGACAGAGATACATCAAAAGTCTTGCTGCCACTACTGCTATCAAACCCACCCCAAACTTCTGCAAAAGCATTGCTTTCCATCTGAAATCTATAGACTTCTGTAGAGTTTGTGACGGATGTACTGTTACTGTCGTTTGAAGAAACGCCTACAATGTAAAGACCTTGAGACGCATCGCCAACCGTTAAAGATGATGATCCTGTGCCTTGAGTGCTGTCTGTAAAATCTGGAGAAACCCCAGCAGGCAAAGAGAAAGTGCCTATTGCTGTTCGAAGTTGAGTACCGCCAAAAGTCACAACAATGTCCCCTGTAAAACTGCTTGCAAGGGATATGTAATAAACTCCAGTTACAAATGTGTTATTTCCAAAAGAACTTATTTGCACAGCCTCAGTAGCAGCGTTGCCCCCCACAGTAACGGAGGATATTGTGTTTGCAGAAGAACCTTGTTTCTTAGCGTGTATTGTGATTGCAAGAACGCCCGCATCATACCCGCTAACGGGAAAAGTATAGATTGTGCGGTTGTCGCCATCTTCTTTAGTTTCTATGAAGTTTCCTTCAAGAGATGCCCCTCCGCCAGCGACAGTACCCATCCGCAATCTCTCAGCCAAAATCATGCTGAACCGCCAGTGTAGGCAACATACTTGTTCGACCCCTGATCCATCCAGAGAACAAACGTATCGTTGGAACCAAGGATGGTGGGTGCAGTCCCGTCAGAAGTAACCCATGTGAACCCTGTGAAAGCCACTGAAGCAGCAGCGGACAAGGTAAGCGTAACAGACTGGCCAGCAGCGAAGTTAGCCCCTGTAATCGTCTCTGCGCCCGTAGTCGTCTTGCGCTGCATTGTTCCGTTTGCAGGATCAACGTCCGTACCAGTGAGAGCGTAAGCCGTCTCAGCCGTCTCTTTGACGGTAAGCTGTGCGGTCATCGTCTGAGCAACGTCAGTCTTCATTGTATCAGCATCGTAACCTTGAACGGTAACACCGATGTCAGCGGGCTGCACAATATCAGCACCAGCAGCGGTAACATAGACTATAGCACCACCAGAGAGGTTCAACAGAGAGCCTGTAGAGCTTTCTGTGAGTGTACGGCTAAGGGTTGTTCCAGATGCCGTGTAGACACCAGTACCAATTTCCCAAGCTGTGCCATCTTCGATAGTGTAACGTACAGTTTGACTATCAGTAACACCAGCATCAGCAAAGGTCTGATAGCCACTCTCAGCAGCACCAAGAGTGATTGTGCCTGTGCCAGTTGTGGCTGTGGCGACTTTGGCTCTGTTTACGAGAGTGACCATTTTTAGTCCTTATGCTGGATCATAATTAACACAGCTTACGCTGGGTCTGGGATACCGATTGCGACAGAAGACAACGTGAATGTGTTGCCAGATGTAACAGATTGTGAAGCTGTAAGAGTTGATGTAGCAAGCAAACGGCTGTTTACCGTGTCAACAATAGCGTAGTGTGTCGCTGTGCCAGTGCCAGTTACAGAGCCGTCAGTGATAACAGCCACTACAACCTCACGTCCACCACCTGTGCGGTCCTGTGGAGCGCCAATGGACAGTGATGTGCTGTTACCCAATGCGTATGTTACATCAGCTTCTGTGAAGCTCGTAGCCTCTTGTGAGGTGATAACGATTTTGTTTGCTTCTGTGTCGAGGACGGTCAAACCGTTGTCGAACACCCGATCATTAAGAGTAGCCATAATTATTCAATTTCCTGTGCGTTTGTGTTACCTTGACTTACGTCAGGGTCATATTCAAGTTCTGCAATATCCATAAGGTCTTTGATAACCTCTGGATGAGACGAGACATCAATACCTGCACCATTAAGGTTACGGAGGAACGAAGCAATCTCACGAAGATCGTGGGGAGCGACATCCCCAGCGGTAATAGTCGGCATCAGGTCATAACTCAGACCGTTCAACTGCCACAGACGTTCGACCAACTGTTTGTTGAGAACATCTACGATTGCTTGGATGTAACTCTCAAGCGCACGGAGGAACAGGTCTGTCTTCGACTTAGACAAAGCGTAAGAGCCGCCAGATGTGCCAAGAAGAAGGAACTCAGAAAGAACAGAACGTGCAATGTCATGCTGATACCTACTAACGATTGGGTTGATGTCGATGTTACGCTTACCGTTGGAAGCCATAAGCTCAATGTCAACAAGACGGACATTGGTTGGCGCACCATCTTTATCTGGGTAGGTGTCAGAAGGCAGGATGATATAACCCTGCTCGTTGAACTTAACGTCACGAAGGATTTGCTGTAGGTTGTGAACGAAACCTGACTGTGCAGCGGAAGCATCACCTGAGAGATACTCAGCAGGGATACGAGCAACTGGGATACCAGCAAGCTCACGTTCTACTGCAATGGCTTCAATAGCTTGGAGATTATTAAGATACTCATAA